CGATATTGAATGTATTATTATGAATTATATGACCAAGATAGATGCACGTTTTGACGAAAATTATGCGAATATGTATCAAACGGCAAAACATGCGGATAAACCTCCGCATCTCTCGGATCAAAAAAAACAGAAAGAAGATAAACATCGACATTGTAATTGCACAGGTGATGGCGACGACGCCCATGATGAAATTACCAATATAAACGAACGACTTAAAACGCCCCATTATCGTCATAATATCCGTGGTGCAACGCGAATACTTACACAAGATGCATTATGTCTCACTGATATCGACTGGAAAGAACTTGCTAGGTGGATTGGATATCCTACAAATAACGGATCAGTAACGGCGCCGCCTTATTTTATTGCGTTTCAAGTCGGATACTTGAAATCTATCATGACATGTCTTAAAAAGGAATGGGCGTCAGATCAATGGAAGAGTTATTGGTATTTTATTTATATGCGTCAACTTATATGTTTTCACGACAAGTGGCGGAATATCTACCTCGACTTCAATGATACACTTATTCGCGGGAAGGATACCCACTTTCCGAGAGAATATTTCCCCATTATTGGACTTGCGTATACATTTCCGAAGACAATGACAGAAGAATTCACGCGCCGGTTCAAAAACGAAGAAATGATAACGAAAGTTCGAGAGATTGGAAATACGATATTGGATTGTTATAAAGATCGGATTCAAAAAAATACATGGATGTCTGCGTATACCAAAAAGGGCGCGCTCAAGAAACTGAATACATTAGATTTCAGGATAGGGAATGCAAATCTCTCGGCGCCGGATCCTATAACCATCGAATATGATCCGAAAGATGCATGGGGCAACCTTACCAAACGAAGTCTTCAACGCACATTATATTTTGCGAAACATCACGATGATAGATCCGCAGTGGATGATGGTAAGTTGTCGGCCAATGATCTTGACATTATGAACTGGGGAACAATGAAACCAGTTGGATATCAGTCATTCATTGTGAACGCATATTATACCCCTAATTCGAATAGTATTTATATCCCGACAGCCTATATGCACAGTATGAATGTGCAATTTGGGCGTGGATATGAGTATGATCTGGCGTCGGTTGGATTTACATTCGGACATGAAATCTCTCATGCACTCCATGTATCATCGCGCACATACAATCATCGTGGTGTCATAAAAAATTGGTGGACCCGCCCTGATATCGCGACTTATGAACGCAAAATTGCGGCAATCCGCAGGCAATATGAGACAATATCCAAAAAAGACGGATTTGTCATCGACGGAAATCTCTCGCTCCCTGAAAATCTGGCGGATGTCACAGGTATTGCGGTGTGTGAGGATGCATTGATCCGATTCCATCAGTCTAGTGATAATATGAATGAAGAGTTGCGAAGAATATCATTCAATAACTTTTACACCTATTACGCGATTCAATCTCGACAATACGCCAATCGGCGCGAAATCTTGGTCCAACAACTTACAAATCCTCATTTAAATATGAAAATAAGAACAAATGTTCCCCTGATGCGGAGTAAGACCTTTCGTGATGTCGTTGAAATCAAGAAGGGCGATAAAATGTATAATGACGATTTTGACACAGTATTTTAGGCAGTTTTTATTACAATAAAATAGGTATAAAAGTCCTTGATTATTGTATCTTATTGTAATAAATGGGAACAACGATGTCAATGGACGTGAGTGGTGCGACTACTGCTACTGTTATTGAAGATCCAATTTCTACAAATTCAATTGACTCGACAACTACATTTGAAGACGCGCTTCGGCAAGAAGTTATTCTTGTTCCGGAAGATATGGAGGATATACATATTCAGGCAACAGCAACAGCAACAGCAACAGCAACGGCAACAGCAACAGCAACAGCAACAGCAACAGCAACAGCAACAGCAACAGCAACAGCAACAGCAATACCTACATCCACTGAGGAGACTGTCGAGAACGCCGGAGCATCCGCATCCGATAATAATGCACATTATGGTCGTGGAAAGCACTGGAAAAAGAACTTAAAGAAAAAACAGGCCGCAACTACCCCCGTGCAGACAGAACGAACGATAGAACAACGACGCGAACAAGTGAGACCGATTGTTGATAAACTCACTGAACTTCAAATGAATGTTTCTTATCCTGCAATCCGCGAATTATACAAACAACTCAGTCACTTTGTGAAAACAGGCGAAGACACGAAAATCAAGATCGCGTTCCCAGAATTCTCTCGTACAATAAAAGGCGAATTATCGAATGCGCCTTATATTCCATGCTGGGTGAAGTTGGAGATGGAGTAACTAATATATACATATATTAGTTATATTCGTATTATTACTTATTATTATATGCAACGATCACATCATGTAACCGATGAGCGGTTGAGTCGTATTGGCGTTGATTTTGATCAGATATTAGCCAAGTTATATAGAAAACATTCGTATGGAGACCCCCTCGTTCCATTCACGGATGAAGATAAACGTAGTTGTTCTGAAGCAAAGGTCCATGTCATGATAAATCCTCATCATCGTTTTCATCATCATCATCATCGCGCCACTTCCCCTTGTCATGACAAATTAGAGGCAAGAGATATTCCACAACCTTCTTGTATGCATGGTCACATTTTATCATCTATAAACGTCGAAGAAATGAGTAAACAAGGACTTATTTACTCTAGAAAAACCGGTCAAAATGATACAGATCATCAGGGGAGACCAATTCAACCAGGTATTACTGAGTATTGGTATTTAGTTCAAGATGAGGATCATCTAAGCGCGTATGATCCAGGACCGTCTCTTCGTCCAGGTGTAAAACAAGATCTCGTTGATATAATATATGGTAGTGAAGAGAATACACGTTTTGATGATGTTGCAAGAGGATATATCAGATTAGTTACAAATCAAGAATTTCGCGATGAATATGAAGTAGTTAAACCATACACCTGCGCAGGCGGTGGCGCTGGCGGTGGCGCTGGCGGTGGCGCTGTTGCCGGTGACGCACAATCCGTTGCTGATGCATTGGCCGACAATGATGAACCATCGTTGTTACCTATGAGTAGTAAACGCACATCCCTCAAAGGTGGAAATAAATCAAAATCAAAAAAACGAAAGAATAAACGTAAAACACGCAATAAACGTCGTCGTAACAAAACCCGTAAAAATTAAAAAACAATATTGTCATCGATCCATTTTTTGATGCGAATATTCACTGGTTCAAGGATTTTGTTTAACCCTTCGATGTAATTCATATAATACTGTGTATCATTTTGAATTTTCAGGAGTGTATGATAGATAATAGTGTAATCTTCCTGTGAATACAAATCGGTTATTTTCACAAATATAAGGTCAATATTTGTATCGACAAGAGTATCGATGGGTATATTTGCACCGGCCGCATGTAATGGACGTAACGGTGGTGACGAAGATGGACTTTTTATTTTAGAAGGGAATTGACGCGCTAAATCATGATCGTCATCGGTGTTATTAGTCACACATTCTGTAGCGACTCCGGCGCTTCCGGCGCTTCCGTCATCTGGTCTATTCAATCGTCTCACCAACTCTGGATTATCGAGCATCCCCTTATACATTTGAAGTGTATGAAGAATATGGATTTTATCCGTCTGGTTATATGTTCGCGTAAGATTATTGATACCGGTCTTTGCAAGTTCATTCAGAAGTGCAAACAACGCCGCATTTTCTCCGCCACCCGCAAGCACCGTCTTATAGAATTTGTTGAATCGTGAAAACACATTGTATAAATAAAAAACATCCTCCTTCTTATCGTTATTATACCATCTCCGCACATTTTGCGCATACCCCGGCGCCTGAATCGTCAATATATTATTATGAATTGCTAATTTACTCCCCACCGGATAAAATGCAAGAAATCCGATTTGAAGCAATGCTTGAAGCGGTTCTAATATTGTTTCAAAACGCTCTCTTGGTTTCTTCATTTGACCTGCAATGAATTGTAACGTGCTTTGCATTTTTTGTATATTGTTACAATTCATTATGATATATATTTAGACTGTTTTACTTATGAAGATTCAACGTGCGCCCAATACTGTAGTCGACGACACCTCTGCACCCACTATCGTTGCCCCAGTCATAACCGATTTATTAAGAAAAATATTCGTAGACTGAATTGTAGCGTGATGAAAATGATACGGTATTTCATAATACTCGCACCATGCAATACATTTATTCACATTTGTTTTCTTATAGTGGTCTAATTTTTCCGCGTTGCGATGATTTGTAATAATAGACAGTGTTGATGTTATATTTTCGATTTGTTGAAAACTAACCATCGCATTCATCTCTTCTATCTTGTTCAAGAAATATAGGTCGTGGTCTTGCGTAAGGATCGACAAAATTTTTTCATGTGAACATAGACTGGAAAATAAACCGGTAAACTGTTCAATTATTTTCCCTGAGTGCGCGATTTTAAAACCTTGACAGACAATATATTTTTCAGAGTTCGCAATCCGACTGGTGTGAGGTTTCATGATCGACACATTATTATAGTAATAACATAAGAGATACAGTATATCTACAGTGGCTTTATGAAATACATCAAATATCTTTAAAATGAAAGTCCCCCCTTGTTTTTGCATCGCCAGAGCATAAAACACTTCGCATAATATGAGTTGGGTTGCCATATTCTCTTGATTGTTGAAATCTACTGAAAAGTCGAATCCACCATCCGCAGTAATAATTTCCATTTTATTCCGATATTTTGTCGCACAATGAATAAAATTATCCAATGAAATAAGGTTTCCGGTTTTATCTGATCCAGTTTCGATAATAATATTTGGATGGTTTTCAAGAAAAGTCCGAGTCTTCTTCCATCCAGGACAGATTGGGTCATCATTAATAAGCGTCATTCCATAATATCGGTCATTTCCATACGTAATTTGAGTTGTCGGATTGAAACTCCCGCTGCCCCCGCTGTTATCATAAAGCACCTTTTGCGTTTCAAAGATACGACGCGACGTCCTCAATTGCTCAAGATCTTTCATTACTTCGTCGTGTAATTCTGTATTTCGTTTAAGAATCTGGACTGGTTGTTGACTGTTACCGGATACATTTATAGTAGGGATGTCGGAAACGCCCTCGACGTCACCGCGATCTTTGACGCAACGAAGGTATTCCAACCCTCGCAAATAAGAAATAGCTTCAATAAATCCTCCAGGTCCTTCAGCAAGATGAAACGTATTAATCGCCATTTTATTATCCGGTTTTGAACCCACAGTATCCGCGTATTGAGATAAAATATTATTGTTTTTGATGATTTCGATCATTTTATAAAAAGACCGTGATAAGGGTCGCAGTTTGCTTATATTTGTTTTATTTCCAGATATATTCGTGTGAATATATTCATACGGGTTTGTGAATTTTTTGATATTATCCCATGCATCCTGATATTTCTCAATCTGCTGTTTGATATCGCATAAATGTGAATATACCGATGATGATACGTATACTCGATCATTTTTATCATTTGGCGTTATTTCTTCTGATGTAGATGGCGTTTCATGATGTATATCAACTGTAAGTGGAACATATTCACCATCATCGTCAGAATGTATAATTGCAACCTGTGGTAATAAAAAATGATTATAATAAGATAGGAATGGTCCATTCGCGGCCGGTTTCTGTGTATCGTTGTTATTGTCTGGCGTGGTAGTAGCGCATGACGCTGAACCGATTGTATGATGCAATACAGGTTTAAAGCAATTCTTAGGCGATTTTTTAAACATGTATTATCAGGTATATCTATTATGTAAATGTTTATAAGTCAGTTTTTTTCTTTGTTTGACGCTTGGGTTTGGGGGGTGGCGCAGGGGCGACGGCCGCACCAGCCGCGCCTGTCGATGCGTCATCTTCTGTGATTGGTTTCACCTTCTTTGTTCGTTTCTGTATTTTTTTCTCGATCTGTGCAATTGGCGCCGATGGCGCTTCTTCTTCTTCGATTGCGGCAGCAGCTGCTGATACCTTTGCAGTCGTAGTCGCAGTCGCCTTTTTCGGTTTTGGTTTCATTTTCATAGTCGATGGTTTTGCTGACGCTGCCGCGACCGCGACTTCTTCTCTGGTTCCAGCAATTTCGGCCAACTGTTTTTCGCTCTTTTGTTGTTCGAGAATATGGGCTGCAATTGCCGGTTTCGATGCAACATCGACAGGGCGCGACGCCTTTGCAATCTTTTCAAGTGCGATGGATTCAAGTTCCTCTTCTCCTCCTCCTCCAGCCGCGCGATCCTGTTCTTCTTGCAATCCAGCGTAACTCAAGAAACTGTTCTTTAATTGTTTTGCATTGATGTTACGATTCTTTCGGAAGATAAAATACCGGTTATAGAATGATATCTGTTTTTCTTCTGGTGTCATATACAATGCAGAACCGTATTCTTGGCGACACTGTCGAGACCATCCTTCGTCTGTATATGCAGCGCCTCCTCCGGCGCCCAATACTTCTTCACGCTTCTTCTTACAATCCAACTCCATTTGGTGATACATTCCATCAAATGTGGCCGTTCCATCTGGCATTGGAAATACAAGTGTTGTCGCGGCTTCTTCTGGAGATACGAGATCAAATCCATAATTTTCCAAAAGTTGCGTAAGGTAGTCGAAATTGACAAGATATTCACGGGTGGACTTATTGATTGTATCTTGAAATACTTCTATTTCATAACCAATACTACTGCTGTCGGGTTGAAATTCGGTCTGGTGATATTTCTTACGCGCCGACCATATTTTATGTGGGTCGTGACTACTGCTTCCAGCGCCGGCGCTGCTGCTTAGAACACTGATTTCATCTCCGGATTCTAATCTCGCCAGCGCCTGAAATATACGCGCACCATCAAAGCACGTTCCAATGAAATATCCGCCCAATTTTGTACATTCGGACACATTCTGAAGAAATGTATGTAGTTTCATAATATTTTCAAAGAAGTAGTGGATTGCAAATTGAACAGAGCAAACATCAAATCCTTCGACCCCACGACCATAATGCGGATATACTCCACGACCCAATAAACTCGCATCTTTTGCACCTTCGCCGAAAATGGCGCGTGTAATAAGTCGGTATCTTTCACTGATTGCGGCTTGACCTGCACGTATCTCTTTGCTACTATCTCCATGAATGAAGATCGCGTCAGGAATATTTTGCTTGGTCTTCTTGATATCCAAATATCTGGCGCACACACCGTCGAATTTATGTTCGAGATTATCCTTTGAATAATCAATCCCGAATACGAATCCGAGTTTCGCCGCAATCCATTTCGGTAAATCGCCGCCTTTTCCAACAGCCAGATCGATTAATGTGTTTCCTGGGCGTGCAACACTCATTATTAATTTTCGCTTAATATACAAATTGTGGAAATCTCGCATTCCTTTTGTAAGTGTGCGCAATTTTGTTCCGCGACCAACATCGACACCTCCCCCTCCTCCAATGGATTCAGCGTGATTATAATAGATATCATTGCTGATCAATTCATCTGGTATTCCCTCACCAGTAGATATCATTTCGTCCGTGATTGCATTATGGATCGAGTGCCAGTTATTGTTTGCAACATGATAGGCGTTTCCGTAATTTTTGCCACCAGTGCGATATTCCGCAGTTTTATCATGACGAACACGTAATGGTGACCACCGCCAATTCACCGGTTTAGATTCGTCGTAACTAAATTCAACTATGGTTTCATCATGGATAATATCGTTTTCTGTTGTCATCATTTGGTTCACACCGGCTTCATCTGGTCGCAACATAATGTGGCAAATGTGCGCATCATTGTCATAAGGATATGTGGGATAAAACGGCGCAGGTTTATATGTATCACCGGTTGTATGTTCATCCCGGATACCGCCGCCGCCGCCACCGCCAGTTCCTTCAATCAACGAAACACATGGATTCAGATGTCCGTGTTTCTTCTCATCATAACCCACACGCAGAATCAGTGTCTTATACTGCTGGATTTGCACACACCGAGACATATCCAACCCAGATTTGAATACATTGCTCACAAGATCTTCAGTATCTTCTCCTTTTTTTGTGGTGACAAGGAAATCGATTGTATTCATATGGATCGGTTTCCATTTGAACGAATAGTCCCACGTTGTTTTGTATAAGGGTCCTGCAACTGTATTATCATTGCGCACATTGCTGCCTACTCCAAAATCGAGCGGTGTAAATATAAGTCCGTCGGTATGATATTCAAACTGATGTTCATTACACTTACGTAAGATAGCAGCGCAGCAGTCAAAGATGGTCTTTCCTGATGATTCTGATGCAATTTCGAATTTCTTTGTTTCAATACGAATAGGCGGTAATGAATCTGCACCACCTGAAACACACTTCAATTGTAGGTTCTTCACGAGACTTTCCATTAATGGTAGACGAAAATTGGTGAGAACTTGATCATCCTCGATCGATGGGAAGAAGAGTCGAGAACGAATGTCGGCTTTATGAACGAAATAAACGTCGAAAGCCAAGAACACATTAATGAAGACACCATTTTTACTGTGAAGGATGTGTTCGCCATCCAAAAGCGAATTGTATAGTTTTGAATTTAATGAAACTGCGCCAGTGAATTGGACGTTCATGTTCATGTCGATCAGGTAGACATGACCTGTTTTGGGTGCAACGAAAAGGAGTTTACGTTGACCATCCGCCTTTTCTGTTACCGAATAATTCAAACGAATATTGGGGACCTTGGAATCAGGATCGATTGGTCGAATATTTTGCATTTGTAACGTATATGAAGACGGTCCGATAAAATGCTTTGGGCGTAATGTGATGGCGGGTGTTCCTCTGTCGCGTTCACGTTCACGTTCGAGCATTTTGACTCTTGCACTTTCGCGTTCGGTTTCATTGCCTTGGTCATCTCGGTCATCTCGGTCATCTCGGTCTCTACGACCTCGGCGACCTCGACTGTCATCGTCGCTTTCATCGTCACTGTCACGGTCGCGGTCGCGGTCGCGAGTCTCGTCGGGATAAATCAAATCGTGATATTTACGTTGAATACCGCGTATTTCTGATACCGAAATAGGGTAGTTTGTTCCTTGCATCCCCGACATCATAATTTTAATCATTTTACGCAGATTATCTATAAGGTGTTTTGGGTGATTGAAAGCAGTTCCGGGTCCAACAAGATCATTAATCACCTCTATTTCCATTTCATACCGAATTGGACTTTCAAGCACTTTCGCAGCGTCAAATGTAGATGCTGAAATATAACCGGTTTGGTCTTTTAACGACTCCTTTACAACACTCATATCAATTTGAAACGGGAAATCAGGATGTGTTAGCGTGCTCCGATTAATATACCGAAATGTCTTCTTGTTATCATTCCATGTTTTCAAAATAGAACGCGCCAATGTAGATGTATTCGCGATGCGCTTCTCACGTTGATAACTTACCTTGAAGTTGAAGTCATCGAATATCACGGGATGTATCGTATCGCCACTACTACTTCCTGCAGGACCTCCTCTTGCTCTGAAATCGTCTCCTTCTCCTTCGACTCCGGTTCTCGATGCTGCAACTGTTTTTGCATACATTTTCTGTGTAAAGAGAACGTATTTCTCATCTGGCGTATTTGTCTTGCAGTAATTTTGGACATCATTGATACCATGAATCTCCGCGCGAATCAGTGAAAGTTTGGTTTGCCCCGTTCGTTGGTCGATGAACTCGTTCTGTATTTTCAAGGAATACCCGTTCTTTTTGGTAAAGATAAACCCCGACGATAATAATTTCTGAATGACTCCGTCGAAATTTTCTCTCGTGGTTGGCGCATTTCCTCTAGTCCCAAACCGTATTTCCAATTCCGGAACACCATCTGTTTTATCAAGCAAGCCTTCTAAATAATGTGACACAATTTTTTCGAATTCATATTGTTTCGAGGACGCTGTCGAAGATGACACACCACGATTTCTTGGCATTTGTATATATATGAATCGGATATTATTTATACATTAATTCATATATATAGATCAATTTTATACTCAGATGCATTTACAGATTGCTTCGTATAATTCGGGTTTTGTCTTACGTTTTTCTATTCCTATTGAACCAAACTTACCTGGTATAATATTTGCAACAGGCAATCCCAACTTCGTCGAAATATCTACGAGATCTTGCAGTTTATATGCAGATATTGGGCGAATCGGCGCCGATATACTCTCCATCAACCAGTAATTCTCGCGAATATATTGCAAGTATTCGGTTTTAATTTTGTCAGGGCATGTATATAATACATATTTTCCTTTTATTTTCTCAATGATGGCCGTGCTGCTGCCACTGCTTGCGCCATTTTGAATTTCGTAATATTTCCTTTCTTGCACAATACACAATGAGATATTTTTACATAAGACGATTGCTTGCATTGTTTCCAAATGAATAAATGGTTTATGAACTAGACTTTCTTCAAGTCCAGTTAGTTTGATTTTATTTGCTTTCAATATCGGTTTGTGTTTACGGATCATTTCAACAAGGTCGAATTTGAATGTATTCGATTCGGTATAATGATTCTCGATGGTTTCAAATCGTTCTAATCCATGTATCATAATATACGCGATCCAAAGAAGGGAATCTGATGCAGCGCCAGAAGGCGCTATTATAAATTTCATCAATGTATCTCTATCAAAACCGGTAGATGGGTTACATGGCAACGACACTGACAATTTACTTGACGTGGACGTGGACGTGGACGTGGACGCATCGTCGTCTGATTCTGTATCCGACGATGACGATACCGGCAACGTAACAGGCTCCGGCGCTGGCAACGGGACATATTTCTCTTTAAACGAATCTATATCATAATACGTCATTCTATTATTTAGATTTTCAGGTGTGAATGAAAAAAGGTTATATAAACATGGAATCGCCGCCATTGAATCAGCGCGCACAGTTATATATTATAGTGAATTATCTTTATGCGTTTTATTATCAAAATATTCCTTCGACAGATATTGCTTCTGCTCTTCAATTTTGTTTAATTGTTCTTCTTGCTGTATGACATACTTCATATAATTCTCTAATTCGTGTAAGGTTGTATCATTTATTTTGGAAATATTTATAAAAACTCCATTTTTATTTTCATTGATCTGCGTTTGTTTGTTGTATAATATGCGTAGTATCTCGATCTGATGAATCACTGGCATATTTTCGATACCATCTTTAAGCAACATCAAGTAATTTGTTTTTGTTTCTACTTGTTGCGCAATATTCTGTAGTTCATTCATGGCGGATAGACTTGCGATGATTGGTGGTGGCGTGGATATAGCGTTTTCACTCATGTGTGCAGCAGGGTCGGGGTAGTCGTTTAAAAAAATAACATAACAAAACTTTATACCCTTTCTTTTGTGAAGAACACTGAGACCGACATTCATGATGAGTATGGAGGTGATTCAGCGTCAATTAACATTGCAATCACCGTAACGTGTGTGTCATGTAGCACAAATCGGCGACCAATAATTTCAACAGTAAGAATATCATTTTCTTCAATCCGCGCAAATAACTCGCTGTTTTTCATATTCATATCTCGCGAGAGAAACACTTCGATCGGAGAGACGCATCCTTTGCTCAAATCCATTGCTCCGGCGCGGATACCAGCTTGAGTAATTGTTCGTGCAACGCATTTAATCACAGAATGCTCATCTGGAAAACATATGAGACAATCCGTGACAATATCAAACACAATATTTGCGCCAGACAATGTTCCGCATGAATACGAATGAATTGAAATAGACGATGGACATATATAACCTTCGATCGAACAACGACCTTCTAAATTTTTGGCCAATTCTTTTTCCAACAGTTGTTTGACATCGACGCCTTGTTTGATTTTATAAAATGGAATCGTTAACTTTCGGTTCACTTGTTTTTTCGTAAAAAGGGTAGGATCGCAATAGTGTTCTTTGATCGACGACGGTGCGGGAGGAGATGGTGCGACTTGTGTAGATTCAGATATCACTAACGAGACGGTAGATCGCGCCTTCTTTTTCGGTCGAATCGTCCTCTTATTTACAGACGAAGATGGCGAGCATGATGCAGATGAGGCCATTACAACGAATGAAGGATAGCTATATGGATTCTAGTTTTACATTTATATCTTTATCAATTTTATTCAGATATAATCACATATTATGATATCATATCCGTTTGCTGTAGTCGTGGATTTGACGATTTGAAGCGGACCAGCGCATCCGTAGATAGTTCCGGACCGGACGAATTCATCACATTCATCCTTTGTTGCATGAGGCGGAATGGGTTGAAGAGTGTGCTTGAATACGCCATGACGTAATATACGACAATTGAAATCCGCGTCGCGAATAACAAATGGTTGTTGACAGTGAAGGCAATTGAAAATATAGTCCATTACAAAAACAGGTATTGTAGTATACTTTTCGTGTATAATACAATAATATAATAATATAATAAAAATTACACCAACTCACCAATAACCGAAATTGCTTCATCCCCGATTTCGAACCGCTGACCGATAACACGAATACGGATTTCTTCCTCTTCTTGAAGTCGCGTAAAATCAGCGCGGTCATAGTGATGATCTCGCGCAATAAAAACGACGACGGGTGATTTCGGTTCATTGAGTGTGGCGCGAATACCGGCCAGAGTTATATTTTTAATCACGCATGAAAAGACGACGCCTTCCACGAGAGAACACGCTAGACATTCATATACGATATCAAAAATAGCGTGTTTTCCGTATAAATATCCATTTGAGTATGTCAATATTTTCACACTGCCGGGTCGAATAAAACCTTCGGCCATACACTTTCCCTCCACCATTTTCGAGAGAATGTGTTCGAGGGTATCTTTTACATTACGCCCGATGATACGAAATGGGATTTGTAGTTTTCGCGTTAAAAGAATCGTAGTATAAATGCCCAACTTTGGTTTAGATTGAATTGCTCCCTGCGCAGTTCCTGGCGTTGCATATTTTGAAATGGAGGCCATATTCATGTAATTACTATAGTATTATACTTTTATTTCTATATATTTTCAATATCACATAATATGGATTCGCTTGGCGTGAAGAACCATTTACGACCGTTTATCCGATTTTTATTGAATGTGCGAAATAAGAACTCTTGAAATACACACAACTCGCGTTGGGTTCGAAACTTGGTGTTTTCATTCGTGAGTTTATATACATCGCCATTTGTAGTCTCATTTAACGAGAGAAGTTTGTTGATTAATGTTATGGTTTCAGTTTTACCGGCCTGATCGCATCGCGCCCCCTTATCGCGTTTATTCGACATTACTCTTACCTTAAATACGAGGTATTCATTCTTAAATAAAGAAATAAAACCTACTACAGTATTTATATTTTGAATATGTTTCGTTTGTAATTCGTCTAAAAGTAATTTGAAATCACGTTGATCTTCTGGTTCGGCAACTGTCCATTCTCTCGTTTCATACCGTAATACAACTAAAGTGTAATTCGGTTTTTGTTTTTCATGAAACAACAGCAGACCTTGATCTTGTGGAACGGATGAGGTCGAACCAGCTCCCGACGCCGACGCTGCTGCTGCTGCTGCTCGTCGTCCGACCAATACACGCCGTATCATTTGTTGTGAGTAATAGTTGAGGATCATTCTCTCAAACGGTATAAGCGGTTGAATAGATATAGACGCACTCCCTGCACCGCCTGCGCTGCTGCTAACCGTGGTCGTCATTGAATAATTATTTTTTTGGTAGAGATAGTTTAATAATACAAGACTGTCTTCAAACTTATCTATTTCTTCAAGAAGTCTTGCAATAATAAACTCGATCATCTCTTCTTTTGTAATTTGAAATTCTTCTGTTCGAGAGATTTGGTCGATTATCTTCTCACAATAATAATACCATTCAACTTGGTCTTTTGTTGGTTTATCATATAACGTCTGACATGTTTCAAATTTATTTGCAAGTGTAATAAGAATTTGTGTTGCCTTGTTCTCTGCGTCAGACCCGGTGTCGGACTCTGCGTCGGACCCTGCGTCTTCGGGTTGTCCGACTACGACTGCATCGCCAATTCTCTCGGATGATTCGAATGAACCTTGCACTTCTGCGCCGAGAGATGCAACTGCTTTTTTTACTTTACTAGCTACACTCTTATTTGATCTTGCTGCTGCTGCTGCTGCGGCAGGCGCACTCGATGACGATTGTCCAGACACACCACCATCTCCGATACCAAGATAATCTTCGGTTACTTCGGCTGCAAGTGGATATTCCACGGATGTGTGTTTATAAGCAACTGGCGCGCTTCGTTCATGTATCGTAATATGCTTATCTGTGAGTTCGATGGGTTGAAAGAGATAATATTCACCAACATTAATAACTCGACCGAGTCGTCCGTATTTGTCATTCACGTATTCATTCGGATCACTCACGATTTGTGTTAATGCAAGATTGATTTGCGCAATAGGATAATGCCGAATTGAGTTGATATGAGAGATGATTCCTCTTGCACCCGTTTTTTTGTAAAAAAACCCGTCCTTGTATAACTCTTTGATTTTGTGAATAATTTTGTCCATATTCATCGACATAAACTTTTCATTGAATGTATCTAGACGAACATTGCCGCCTTGCCGTGGTTCGCTGTCGCTGTCACTGTCACTGTCGTCACCCATACCATATAATTCTTCTTGCTCTTGGATAGGTCGTCCGTTTGAAAATGTTGGACGACATGTATACTCACATCGCTCCATATAATCACATAACGCTGAATACGGGCGTGCGCCAACTTGATAATCAATCCGTTTACGTGACGAGAGATTTTGCTGGACTACCTGATTCAGTTGTGCCGCAGTTTGCGTATTATGTTGTATATTGAGGAGACAATCCACGGCAGATGTTCGTAATGCGCGAGAGACAACGCCTATCTTTACTGCTTTGAACTCCGAGAGTCTGTATAAATATAAATCAATGGCTTCTATTTCAGGGTTTGAAAGTTGCGACCCATATAAATACAGTTCAACGTTTCGATGCGAATAAGGAAGGCGTTTATGACTGCAATTTCGGATAGCGCGCCCAATGATTTGTTCGAGGAGATTCATATTATACCATGGTTCCAGGATATGCACTTGACGAATATTCTTGAAATCAAGACCTTCACTTCCAGCCACTGAAATAATAACGACTTTTACATTTTCGCCATGCGTATTATCGTCGTTTGTAAGCGCTTTTAGTTCATAAAGATTATCTGGCGAAATTGTTGGATCGCCTGTAATGACAGAATATCTGGCCGGACGAAAAGGTTGATTTGGAAATTTAGATTGATGCTGACGTTGGGGGAGCATCGTAATCGCGTCTATAGTCGGAGTCGGTCGATTTCTGAATAGCGATGAATTCCCTCCGGCAACGCTATACCGTGTAAAACCCAGTTCTTCTAATGCAAGTGCCATCGGGACAACTCCGCCATCAATATACTGACTATATGCAAGGACGATACCGTCACTTTTCACTATAGTGTCGCATATATTTTTGATTTTTGCAGAATATCGCCCAATATTTTCCGGCGCGAAGATACGCGATGACGTCTTTGTCGTTGTTTCACTGCTGGGTAATCTAAAATTACGCGTAAAATCCGAACGATATTCGAAATTCAGACGCATTGGCGGATTACCCGTTTCTTCATATGACATAACATGACGCAATCCTTCCTTCCCGATACATGCAGCAATATCAAACTCATCATTGGGGTTATTTATATACTCAATGAGCGAAGGATGTGGGTAAACAATATTCAATGCTTCAAGAGGTCTCTGAACGACCGCATATCCAATCGTATCCATATTTTCGAATGAAGGAAAATCGACTGATTCTACAACAGTTGTCTCGTCAATCGCATTCAGTGCGGCGCCGGCGCCGGCTCTTGCAGAAGTTTCGACCGGGTCTTCGCTTTTTCCTTTGCCTTTGCCTTTCCCTTTCCCTTTTCCTTTTCCAGAGGCTTCTGTCGCTACCGCAGCTGCTGCTGCCGCAACCTTTTTCCTACGGACCATTGCAGTCTTTTTATAAATATACATGGCTTTCATATCGTTAATTATAAACCGATACGCAGCTTCTTGTATATCCCCGACTTGCATCATATATACGTCAATGTGCTCAATGGGTTGATCAATGTGACGTCCATTGAGTTGGGTTCGTGGATATCCAGCGCCACCATTTGTGCGGATAAGAAGCGAATGTTCCGGCGAGTGTTCTCTCGGAAATATCCTATATGGAAATGTATACGGATTTTCACCACGAACAAATGATATATACCCTGTTGATTTTCGAATAAGAAGTTCCATACCAATCTCTCGACCTTCTGCATCCAAACGAAAGTTTCCGCGTTCATCAAACACATCTGCGATATCAATGGTTGCACGACGATCATTCAGGTTCATCAGGTTTATCAACCATACGATTTCTTTATAACTATTGTACATCGGTGTTCCTGATAACAGCAAAAGACGCACATTATTTACCTTTTGAACAATCTGGAACAATATCTTCGCAACACGTTTATCGCGGTTATCATCAGTAATACGGATATTATGAACCTCGTCGATAATAATCAATGTATTTGCGAATAATTTACGCAACTTTGTAACAGATAATGTTTCGATCGCAAGTGTCTCCATATCAGCAGCTTTGGTCAGTTCAGCAGCCGATTTACGACCTTTTTTGGCAACCGATGCGACGACTGCATTTATTCCCGACGCTGCTGTTGCTGCACCCGTTTTACGCCGCACCTCCTGTATCACCGCATCATCTTGTGACAGACCGATACTTGATGCATTCGTCCGTGCATAATTCGCAAATTCATTATACCCAAAAAACAAGTAATGTGATGAAATTAAACGGCGAATCTGTTTGATAATTTTATCGCGTGTAAACCCCTTCATATTCATCGGGTTTATTTCCTTGATAAATTTATTTCCAGTGCATGCGCGAATATTCCAAACCCCCGGTTCAATCTCTCGAAGTTCTCGTTCATCAAAGAGTTGTAGGCGGAAATTTTCTTGTACATTTGGGGATGCGATCACGATGATTTGTTGATTGATTCCCATTTGTTTCATGTAATCGCGCATCTCTTCTGCAACACTAATGGCGGAACACGTCTTCCCCGTTCCAAGTCCATGATACAGTAGCAAACTATTATACGGTGTTTCAACAGAAAGAAAATTACGGACGAACTGCTGATTCGGTGCAAGTTCGATCTGCGCATTGCACAAAATTTCGGCCTCTTCTTCCACGTTTTTTGTATTATCAACATCCATCTTGGTATCGAAAAACTCTTTACGAAGCGCGATTTTGGTATTAAAATTCGGATCATTTAAGGTAGGATATAACCCTTTTCCTGCAGCAGCACCTTCACTGTCACTGTCACTGTCACTGTCACTGTCACTGTCACTGCCACTGCCAGGTAATATTCCAATATCATGTATTGTCATCTCTCGTTCTAGCAATTCCTTTTTCAGTAATAGTTTATTGAACTCCTTACTAAATGGATTATTGAGTTCTTCTGGTTTAAGGCGTTGCCGCCCTTCTTCAAGGTCTTTCTTCATTCGTTCTATATTCACTCGGGGTGTGATCACCGGGGCAGCAGCAGCGCCAGCGCCAGCGCCGGGTTTCGATTTCATCGTGCGTAATATCTTCTTTTTCTTTGGCGGTGCATCTACCGGTCCAGGCGGCGTCACTGCAAGCGCAGCAGCAGCCACCGACGCCACCGACATTTCCATCGGCACATTTTTTTCATTTTCATCGATACCCTGATTTTCCATTATTAGTATTGAATCAGTTATCCTTTATATAACTATACGAAATAAAAAGGATAAATACAGTCGAACTACGTATTTCAAAAAATTCTATAGCGGGATAATATGTTATTGACCTTACGAACAATACCTATTTTTTCTAAATTATAAGGTCTTATTGCTTGAACACATTCATCAAATGTCATCCATTTCATGAGACCAACTTCCATAATGTCATGCGCTTTTTTCGGTTTCTTATCTAAATCCACCATTGCAAGAAAATACTTCTGTTTATAACATTTCATATCCGACCCCATAAATATCTCTTCAAAGGGCGCGATATTTTGGATAACATTTTCGGTAGTGATATCATACCCAGTCTCTTCTAGACATTCTCTCAGCGCACATGGCAGATCTTTTTCGTTGTAATTTCTGCGCCCTTTTGGAAACCCCCATTCCGTCTCGGTCCACTGTGTAGTAGATTCGTCGATGAATTGCTGGAGTGTTTTTATACGCCCATCTTTCGTGCGAATCCCACTAAGCACATGCCGGTATTTTTCATACGAGACATGTTCTTCATTTTTATATTGACTGCCGCGTGTATACTCTCCCCATAACAAACGCCATAATTGTTCAAAAGTAAGACGCATTAGGTTTGACTTTTCGACGATTGTCATTTCGTCGATAATGCGCTGGATATACGCCTCATCGTTTAACGAATACTTACCACGAATGAAATCTACAAACCCGAATGAGTCGCGGCGGCGGATCATAAGAAATTCGGGTCCTGTTTCCCCACACCGAAATGCAATCACGCCAATACTTGTAATCGGGGCGCGACAATTATTATAGACATGATTATTCCGATTACAGTTATTACAGAAATATTTGGTGGCGTCATTTACGCCACCGCCACTGTCTCCTCCACCTATACTGCCAGTTTGTCTACTTTGCCGTAACTGAATTATTTCCGAATAAGATAATGCGGATTTAGGGTTGTTTATTTTTTTTGCGTGACCTTGCAATTCACGCACCACCACTGAAGAATTTACTTCATCATGTGTATTTTTTATTTCATGATCCATTTTGACTTATCGTATTTATGTCATTGTTTTTATGTCATTTCATAGTAAGCAATGCTAAAACTTGATGCGAAGATATGGGGACCGCATTATTGGTTTGTTTTAATGACGTCGGCTGTCAACTATCCAGATCACGTGAACGACATTGTGCGTAAAAAATACTATGACTTCATCCAGAATTTTTCGATGCTTATTCCAGATCCCGAAATGTCGGCCGAATTCGATCGCATGTTAGACAAATACCCGGTTCGACCCTATTTGGACAGTCGCGATTCGTATATTCGATGGGTTCATTTCATTCACAATCGATATAATGTCATCTTGATGAAGGATGAACTTCCGCTACATGACGCACTCGAAAAATATTACCTTCATTACCGACCGAAACCAATTCAAATCATGGAAGAATTGAAGTATCGAGAGAAGTTAGTGTATTTGTTAATGATGGTTGGACTAGGATATGCAGCGTATTATTACCATAACCGGTAATATACCGGCAAAATAATCCATACTATATATAACCAATACATACATACATACATACCAATACACAATATGATAAAGACGGAATACATTGTGTTTATTATTACTGCAATTCTAATTGCAAATACATACTATGACGGTCAAATGATCAAGTTATTTCAAAGCAACCAAAAATGGATTAAAATGGCGACATTTGGGTTCATCGGATTGTCGCTTTTTATGTTCTTGCGCCGTAATCCTGAAAACTCTAGGCAATTATTATATCACGCCAATGATATTATTAAGTATATGCCGATAAGCAAGGGGACGGCAGATATGATAACGCCGTTTTTCGATATGACGGGTCGGACGCCTCCCAACCTCGGTGGGGCGACGAGCAGCGGGGCGATGGTCGGCGGGGCGACGAGCGGTGCGATGATGAGCACAATAGGATTAAATACAGCGCAACCTATCAGCGCTGCCGAGAGACGGGTTCTTAACTCTGGCAAAGGGTCTAGCAAACGCAGCGTTAGTGAAACTAAGAAAAAATATGTTGCCGCACAACAAGGATGGAAGTGTGGAGATTGCCAGCGCCAATTACCTGCGTGGTTCGAAGTTGATCATGTGATAGCTTTAGAACATGGTGGATCCAACCATGTAGATAATTTAGTGGCGTTATGTCGGGATTGTCATGGAAAAAAGACGGCAATGACGTTCTTATAGAAAACAGCGTAACTCTTATTCGCATTATTATATCTTATAATTATAACTGTGTGGTTGGTTATCATTATAAATATAAATGGATGCACCAGCACCAATTGAACAATCATCCTCCTTATCAAAATTAATAGACTTATTGCCATTGATTATTATTTCAGTAATTGTTTTGATTGGATTTTTTACATGGGAAATCTTCACCAAACATCTAGAACCATTTATATTGTTGATAACTAGTATATTATTTGCAATATGGATATATTCTGGGGATATTCGTTCTTATGTGGATTGGAAAGAGAAAAACGACAAGGGCGGCAACCCTTTGTTAACTGAACCGAAAGGGGAACTGCCTCAAATATCAAACACAATGATCATAATTATTGTTGTTTGTGTTGTAGTGTTGGGGATCGGTTTAACTGTTGGTATATCGAGTTATCAAATTGGTAATAAAATCGGTAGTGCATCAAAACATGATAATATTTTGAGTTATATTGGATATGGATTTCTTGGTTTTGGTGGGATTACATTATTATCTCTTCTATGGCAAGCATTTCAAGGAGAATCAACAATTGGTTCAAACACCTTTAAGATCATTAGTGGTTTACTTTTATCAGTAGTTGGTATATACTTGATCGCGAGATTCTCTATTATAGGCGCTAGTATAGGTCTCAAATCTGTAGAGAAAGACCAAGTAAATGATTCTTCTACGAAAGAAAATTCACTATCCATTGCAAATACCGTTTTGAATTCAGGATTAATAATGCAGGTATGCGCAATACTAGCCGGATTGTATATGATGTACCGATTCAAATTGTTTCATCCTGACGCCGGCGATGGGAGCAACGTAATTACTGCAAATATTAAATATGTTCCATTCGTAATTTCGTTAATAGTTGGTATCATTTTCTTCGCAAGAACTGGAACTGATGATGATAATAAAAATACGTATATAGCGCACGGAATCGTCTATATGGTTCTTGCTGCTATAACTCTTTTGATAGCGTTGGGGAATTTAAGCAAATTCACGTTATTCAAAGGAAGTGGATTAGTCTTGGCAGTTGGAGTTATTGGCGTCATTATTTTGAATTTCGTCACATTGAATGAAAAATCAAATTTTGATTTAACCAAAGATGACGCAAATAACGGAAACGCCTATTATCAACAAGTAAAAGCAGAAGTTACAAAGGAATTACAAAAATCAGGTAAACCGGAGGATATCACGGATGCAAAAATTAATGAAAAAATGCAGCAACGAATGAATGAACTCAATAATTCAAACGACAAAATTGTTAAAGATATCAATAATACTTTGCTCAGTTTTGCGTTGGTGATTGTCATAGCAATCGGGTTGTTTTACGCTGCAAAAATGAAAATTGCGGAATGTCAGAGGTTACCTGCCAAGATACATAATATTTTTGTGGGGGATTGTAAAAAGGATACAGATTTCATAATAAATAAAAAATTGAATGATGCATTAAAAAATAAACCGGAAAAAATCGAAAACATAACTGGGGATCAGTGGGATAAAATAATAGAGTCGAATGAGAGTGCTAGTGATCCAGATAAATTCAGTGAATTCGCAGTGAAACTTGCCCGATCCTCACGTTGGATCCCTTTCTTTACCATCATACTTATCATTCTATGTGTGTCCATGCTATTCACAAAAGTAACCACATCAGAAGCAACGATGGAATGGATTGCGAAATCGTTTCGTGGTGATATGTTCCCGAAAGTAAAAGAACTCCTTGATACATTTTTCATCGTATTTATCGTCGGTCTCGTATTATGCGCAATATTATTACTGCCAATGATTCAAGAACCCGGTAGTCGAGGACTCGATGTAATCACGAAATTTATCGATTCCATTCAGGTGTGGCAGTATAAAGAAAATACGAAACCAGGGATCTCTAATTGGGTTGCGGGAATTGTAGGATTTCTAGTTGTGGCCATTGTCGGATTATCGTGGATGTGGACAAATCTATCACAAAACACGCCTCTTCCAGATAACTGGGGTTGGATATTTACTGCAGTTTTACTTTTTGCGGTTTGTTGCGTTCCTGCATTTTTTCATTCATGGAAAGGAGAACTACATTCCGACTTTGAAAAAGACGGTGTATTTGTGCGCATTTTACGACTCTTCTTTACTTCAGCATACTTGGTTCCATTATTGTTATTATCTGTATTCAAACTCATTATATACTTCATTCCATGGTTTATTGGACGTCAATTCGAAAAACCTGAACTGAAAAAACAATTCGAAGATGAGATGACAAAATGGAATTTTACAAAATGGAAAGCTGCTGACGACGATAAGGTGAGAGGAACCGATCTTCGTTTGTTTGGATTAGGTAATATACCGATACCGGCCGATGTAGTTACATCAAAGAGTGAAGTCACGACAGTTACCTCAGCGCCAATCGCCAATGCTAGTGCTTCTGCTCCTACTGCTGCTCCTGCAAATGCTCCTGATGATACCGCAGCAGCGTCAGAATCAGTTGATCAAACCAAAGTGAATGCAGTAGGAAAACTCTTCAAGGTCATCTTCATTGTCATCGCATTCGTGGTTTTGATATTGACAATTATTTATACCGTATACAAAATTGACGCAGATATCAAACAACCCGGAGCAGACGCCTCAAATTATGAAGATATTACTAAAAAATTGAGCAGTCCAACCGCATATACAATGTACGCCATCATCGGAATCGTCGGGATTGCCGGTCTTGTTGCCTATCTCCGAGAGAAATTTAAAACGGCGAACCAAAAAAATCCAGAGGACTATCTTTTCGATGACTTTAAACCGGAAGACTCGAATAATCCAATGCGCCAACTCACATTCGGAATGACACATATTATCTATATCGTATTGATGATTGTTGTTTGGATATATGACACCGAGAAAGATGACAAGAATCGGATGTCTGTAACTGGAATGACAGTATTGGGTATTCTGATATTATTTTTTCATTACATCTTAGAATTCGTGGATAATAAATTACCACAAAAACTTGGTGGTGGTGAATCATCAGAAGAAAATACAGAAAGAAATAATGCCCCGAGTCTTTTATCGAACATACGTTTTATTATCAATACTGTATTTTTAATTGTATTAAGTGTTCTCGCCTATTACAAACAGCATGGTGTGATGGTCGCGCTCATTGTGATCATGTTCATATTCCATCTAACAAAATCGATTCTCGGTGTGAAACTATTGAAATTATTGTGGGCGTGCATCATTTATATCCCATGTCTCTTCTTAGATCTTGTTCAAAATTTTCAAGGCACTGTTGGAGATACGAGTCGCACAATTTGGATCATCGTCGCAATCGAATTACTGCTTATCGCCATTTTATACGGCGGACCTTACCTAGTGAATTATATTGGTGCTTCATCGTCACAAATTGTCGCGGCTCCTATATCCATCAAAAAGAAGTATGATACAAATCTCACGACACAAAGTAAGGAGATTTTCATATACCATAATACAAGGATTGACCGAACACCAGAAGATGCAGCAGCCAACTGCCCTCCTGAAGAGAAAAAGAGATACAATTATGGAATTTCCGGGTGGTTTTTCTTAAACAATAATGTAACAACTGCATCGAGTGATTTAGAAATATTCAATTTCGGAGATGTTCCAAAAATGACATATAATCCATCGAAAAATGAACTGAAGATCTTTTGTAATACACTTGATACGAAACAAGGCGGTAACGCTGGTAATGTTCCAAGAATCGAAGAAATCTATAATTCTAGGTCAAATAATAATGCGATGGCTATAGCGCAACGATCATCCGAACAAAAGAAGACAGCACTGCAGATGACAATAGAAGGTGAAGAGTTGGACGCAGATATTCCTCTTCAAAGGTGGAACTATTTTGTCATCAATTATGACGGAAAAAATATGGACTTTTTCATCAATAATAAATTGATATTCAAGAGCAAATTCATTATGCCAGATATTCAATTAAAATCTATCACAATTGGAGATACAAATAATAACCAAGGATTAAACGGACGTATTTGCAATTTCGCGTTCCATAAAATCCCTCTTACAAAAGAACAGATACGATGGACCTATAATATGTTGAAAACACAGGATCCGCCTATGATTGGTGGAATGAAGACGGTGGAAGATGAAGTCAAATCAACTGGTTCAACAAATGTATATTCATGATAGGACAAATCTACCTATTTACGCTACGTATTATTATATGTATAATATTTATACGAATAATTATTATATATAAATGAATTCCAAACTCGTTCTCGCAGTCATCGTAATTCTTCTATTGTTATATGTTATTTTCAAGGCTTTGACAACTACGTATACAAGTTTAGGAACTATGCAAAAATGGGGCAATGCAACCACACTACAAGGTTCCAACTTACCGAGTAGTTTTAAGGCGAATAGCGCAATTTCGATTTGGTTTTACATCAAGAAGTGGGTTAATGGAACCAAGGTCATTGAATTTCAAAAGAATACAGAGACAATCTTCCAAATCAGGTTTCAATCCGGCACAAACATCATCCAGATTTTACCAAGATCGGGAAAATCTGAACCTGATTTAGATTGCGATATTTCCGATTTTCCTCTACAAAAATGGGTGAACCTCATTGTTAGTTTCAACGGTTCAGCCATGGATGTTTATGTAGATGGTAAGTTAGTAAAATCATGTGTTGTAAATTTAGGATCAAAACTCAATGAAACGACTACAATTATTTTAGGCGACGCTGCCCGACTTTCAGAGGATGTTGGTTTCATCACCAATGTTAAATTGAAGGCTGATCCGATAGCGCCACAAGAAGCCTGGGATATTTACGCACAAGGATTCGGTGGAAGTCCTTGGAGTGATCTTCTCAATAAATACAAGGTTAAATTGAGTTTCATTGTAGATAATCAGGAACAGGCCAGTGTCAGCACATAATTAAATTCGAAGACAGTCTGTAAACAATGTATTTATGTTCCATGAATACATTGTTTTTTTTATTAGTTATATATAGTAATAAATATAAAAAAGCATCTATAAATAATGAGTGACGGTAGCGGAAGCAGTGGAAGCAGTGGAAGCAGTGGAAGCAGCGGAAGCAGTGGAAGCAGCGGAAGCGACAGTGGTGGATTTTTGAATAATATAACTTCAAGTTTTTCAAAACCAGGCGATGCGGGTCTTTCTTCATCGGGAAGTGGCGGATTTGGATTAAAAGAATTTATGGAGTCGAATAGTCTTGTTGCAAAATTCGCCTTTGTTTTGATGGTGTTTATCGTCTTATCTGTTTCAATCAAACTGGCGATCATCGGCGTATCGTATTTATTGCTTCCATCGTTGTCACCATTTGTATTGGATGGCACATATAATACTGAAAATGGTGTAAAATATATTGCACAAGATCCAGCCAAAAAGGATTCAATTCTTGTTTCTCGATCAATGAATGAAGATGGTGGTTTAGAATATACATGGTCGACATGGTTTTTGATTAATGAGGTCCCATCTCAAAAAGACCAATACTCAAGAATATTTAGCAAAGGTGGGCAAGGAACCAAATCAACTGTCGATGGTATATACTACCCCAATAATGCACCGGGATTGTATGTCAAATTTTCAAATGACACTACTGTGACAAATCCAGATAGAAAAGACAAAGGTGTCAATGTTACATTACTTGCCCTTGTCGATGTTAGTGGTAAAAATAACAGTTCTGATAAGAAGAATAATTTACACGAGAAACTGATTACAACCGATATTCCTATGAAAAAATGGGTGAACGCCGTTATTCGTGTTACAAATAACGTGATCGATTTGTATATAAATGGTCGCCTGGCGCAGCGTCGCAAAACAGTCGGTATACCGCTTCAAAATTACGGAAAGATAAACATTGGTGAAAGTAAAGCAGCGAATCGGTTTAATGGATACATATCTACTATTCAATATTTCAATTATTCCATCGGGTCGAATAAAATCAAGAGCATTCTGGACGAAGGTCCAAATATGAAGATGGTTACCAATACAGGGGACGATACAAACAATCCAAAGAATTTGAACTATCTCTCGAATAGTTGGTATATGCGATAATATTTTTTTACATTTACATATCAGCAATCGCGCGATATACGTGTAAAAAAATAGAATAAATGGGAGAAACACCTCCACCGCCAGTATGGACGCCGTCATTGTATCAATCGGTTACGACTGTCAACGGGCAACCTGTATATGGTGATGTATATTTAGATTCAACCAGTAGTGTCGGTGGAATTACACAGACGAACAATATATATTCATTAAACTATGTTACGACATTTACGATGATTGAAGGGACATTTATGATTGAAAATGTGCCGCCTGAACTTGTAAGTATGCGTAAAACGCTTATCGGAGTAATCCCATTGATCAGTCTGCAATCCACGAATAAGAAAAATGATATTGTCTTTTCATTTCCGACGAATAATTTTGCAATTTCGGTTGTAAGGTTTGACCGTGATTATACTGTATATCCACAGTCGTCGGGGTCGGCATATAATACAGTTGAAACTTCTGTAAATAGTGGTGGTAGTTCTATTGCCCTTACTTATCGCAATGCACTTGTCATTAATGGTATTTATGATGCATTAAATGGATTTGTTTATGGACAAAGACAGGCAACCTTCCGGATGGAAATGAAACAGGCCGTGTATACCGCGTCGGGAGTAGGTGATGATACGATTTCATATGCTGAAAAGAAGATAGTTGTTCCAATCACGATAATAAAAGCAAGTTCATCATTGTCCATAAAACCATTTTATGGCGCCGGAAGGTATACAATTCCAAATGCAGACATCAATGGTATTATTACACGAGAGTATCTAGATGGAAAATTAGATCTTAATTTTTCTGATTTTGCGATAACGACCCGTAAAAATGTGAATGTAGGGACAGATGACTACGATAATATTATTTATTATTTGAAACTGGATGGGGTGCGTTCGTTTCAGTTTAGTAATGATAACATCACTATATCTGGGAACCGAATTATCTTTAAAAAGGTTACATTGAATGCAGATAAGATAACATATAGTCCGATTCCGATCAAATTTCTCCAAGAGGAAACCGCAATATATGACCGTTCGAGTGAAAGAATCGGTGATTCGTCTGTATCTACGATAACAATACAATTGAATATTATCAAATCAACGCCTACATTTGTAGGTCAAATCCCTTCTATAAATACTGGGATATCTACAACAATCTATCGATTGGCTGATATGAATAAAATGACGTCAGAACGTTCGTTTGTTATTACACTACCTGGGTCTACTAATACCGATCCAGAAGCCAATTTTACGGTTAGATCATCTGACGTTGAATTATTGAAAATAGTTGCTGCTGGGTCGGTATATACTGCATTTATATATGGACCTGGTGTTGTTACTGTAACGATCACCCAACCTGCAACAACAAATTTCAACGAAAAATCCGCGATTTTTGATGTGAATATTTTTAATATAACTTCGTCAATTCTGAATTGTAATTATAATCTTTTCTACGCAAACCCATATAATCGTAATTTTTGGACACGATTCAAACCAGAATGTCGTTCTTCAAACTTATTTGATAATGTAAATAATCGGATGCTCACTGGGAGTGAAGTGGATGAAGTATATGATATGCGACGAAAGGTCGAAATTCTGAAATACAATAAAAATGTCGGTGGACTTACAAAGAGTCAGAAATACGCAAAGGCGTCGCGTGGAGAATTAATGCGTAAAATTGGAAATGAACGGAATTATATAAGTGAGACAATCGGGGGTATAACTACGTTAGTATGCCCTCCAACTAGTGCAAATAATCGGTTATCATGTGGGTTAACGACGGCGTGTGGAGTTCCAGGAAAAGAACGGTTGTTGTGTTATGACGCTTCTATCAATTTATATAACTATAAGCGCACATATCAATATCAAGCCGGACTTCAAGTTCCGTCCAATTTGCCAACGATTGTTTTAACTGAACCTACGAATCTACGTGTTAAATCGTTTGACAATGTCAATAACAAAGTAACGCTTGAATGGGACGCTCCCGATTCGAATGGCGGATTACCCATAGTTGGTTATGTTATCACCTTCTCTGAAGATAATAATAAGTGGACGCCTTATAAGAGTGTGTTTCCGTATAGACCAACCAATGCGGAAGAGGCGGCTGCCGCATCATATAACAAATTATCAGGTGAAATAAATGGAAATACTGTAATATTTGAACGAATACCGGACAACAATGTTGAAATCCGCGCAAATACGATTTATTATATTTCCGTGTTTTCGGGTAATGAACGTGGTTTATCGAGTGTTCCTGCAACAATCATCGTGAAAACATCAGCAGTTCCATCGATTATCGATAATTTAAGATTTACAAATTCAGCAGATGAACGTCAAAATTTGATGATAGATTTGACATGGTCAGACCCTATCAATACTGGATCTAGCGCTGGGTCATTTATCGGACCATCTATTCGCCAATACAATCTCTATTTTCGCAAGGTTCCTACGCTTACATGGACAAAACAGACACTCGATTTAAGTAATATTATCATTCCATCAAGCAACGCTCAACAGCGTCAATTTATTTTACGAAACTTGGAAAACCAAAACAAATATGATATCAAGATCGAACCAATTAATTCGATTGGCGTTGGACCCGAATCTGCGATTATTACAGGGAGAACATTAATGAAACCAAGTGTTCCACTAAATATTATAGCAACGTCTAAATACGGGTTATTACCGACACTGATAATAAATACTCCAAGAAATTATATAAATGTTGCTTGGAGTAAACCTGATAACGGAGGTAATCCCATTACCATTTACAATATAACAATTACTCCACCAACGGGTTCTTCTATCCAACCTATTACGATATCATATGATATCTCAAATTCATCTACTAGTATAACTTCATATAATTTGAATATTACTAGGTTAGGTCAATCTGAATTAATAAGCGGTGATTATTCTATTACAATGCAGGCGTTTAATGGATATTTAAATAGTAATGAAAGTGCGGCAACTATTGTAACACTTAGACCTACTTCCCAACAACCAATCATTCAAAGCATTATTGGATATTATGCTAATGGTTTACAGTATGCAGATTTGAAATTTTCTATTACTAAACCATGGGTTGATGAAAATACTATATCCACAGTTAGAGTGCTTGGTTTAAGTTTGCCATACGAGGTCTTTAGGAATATTAACGACCAACCTATTGCAGGAACCGGAGACCATACAATTCGTATTCTAGCGTTATCATCCAATAATGATTTCATTATAACGGTCGGTCAGATTTACACACAAATTAAAATTACGCTAGTTTTTAGTTTGACTGGTGAAGAAAGAACTAGTGATGCATTTTCTTATTCACCTGAAATAAGATTATAATGGTCTTATTCTCTAAGTGTAGGATTTACGCATATATCTTGTCTTGAAAATACTTGTCCAGACATACATTTATCTCCAGGTTCTACTTTTGCACAGCTCCGAAATCCTCGATCTTCGCCAATGTAACAATAACCAGATTTGCCTGATTGATGTTTTTGAGTCACACTACTTGCATCATCTGCACGAGGTGACGGTCCTGAATAATTTCGTTGGGCTTTATCTAAAAATGTATATTTTGTATCGTCATTTACGAATCCTGGTTTTTTATCTGAACTGTTCGACATTTCTGGTGGAACAGGTGGGCGGTGACGAACTCCTGATGCAGTTTTTGATTTTGGAATCTTTGGACCATTATTCGTCTCACTGTCGCTATCACTGTCGCTATCACTGTCGCTGTCACTGTCACCGTGACCTACAGAGGATGACGCCGTGACCGGATTATTTGTGATACGAGATATAATTTCACGTCCTTTCTCCTCCATTGTCTTAAAAAATGATCTAAGTTTATCTCCCACTTCACCCATCCCTAAATGAAATTCGCTATTACTAGATAAACTACTCCACATAAACCATAGTATAATAATAATCAAAATCACTTTGAGTAGGGTTGCGAATGAGAAAAAACTTTCATCATCATCATCAGAGTCAAAATCAATCGCGCTTCTGTCGATGTCGAGAGAAATATCCGGCATTTTGACTTTTTTGAATGTATCTTGCGCATTTTCAGTAATATTTGATAATATATTACTACCTTTATCCATTTTGGGTCGAGATGACAACCCGCGAATTACATTTTCATTCCCGGTGGATGCGCCAATATTTGTGAATTTAAAACTAGGAAGTGACATTATACTATATATAACATACATTATTCATATGGATTATATTTACGTGGCTGCGGCGTCGGCAGTATTATAGGATTCGGAGAATCCGTTTCTTGATTTGGAGTCTTTCTTACGACAGTATTCATTGCATTTAATGTTTCAAGGCGTTTAATTGTGCGTTCTAAATCACCATTCTTATCCCCTTTATATCCGGCCGACGAGAATAGATAATCTGTATCTGGACTAATCTCATGCTGTTTAATTTGCTTGTATACAGAATTAATGTTTTCAACAGCAGTTTCAATGACAAACCTATCATTGATCATTTCTATTTTACTATCATATTCCGTAGTAAGAAGTGATATTGCAAAATAAATGATATAACGACGTTTTTTACGGACCCCCGGAGTAAAACGGATGCAATACAAGCGTAATAGACTATTCACGATTTTTTGGGTAAGTGGTGAATAATCATCGGTGTTACTGCATCGTGCAAGAATAATATCCCATATCATCCAAATGGGATCAAATTGGAGTTTATCATCCACTGGAATGTGCGATCGACGTTCACATCGACATGTCTCTTTCTTGACTTTACAAATCGTTTCGAATTCTACAATCCATTCTACCCAATAACACGCAAGAAGTGTATTTTTAGAATCACGAGAGATATGATACGCGAATTCGTTCATTGCAATAAATATCTCTTTCGGATCTCTCTCTCGAAAAAACTCTTGTGCATAATCTACGCGTGGCGCTTTCAGACGCTGGGACATGGTCGCAATATCATATTCCTCCTTTTTCTTAATTTTTACACTCTCGTATTTGTGTTGCCGTTTAGAATTCGCAAGCACGCATACAATTTCTGCAAAAAGTGTCCGCATCTTTTGATGATTTCTAAGACGGATTTCATTTCCACTATATCCATTTGATATAATCGACTTGAAACTTTCATATCGCATTTCGATATAAAGCGGTAGTTTAGGGTTGGCTAAATGAATATATTTACTTATAAAAGTAATAATGATATCCCATAATTCGAGATAGTGACCAGAACACACGAGTTCTGCACTCCAATAACACGATGGTTCTATTTTAGAACTGGATAAACTATTCAATAGTTCTTTTCGCACATCTGTTTTTTTATAGGACGAAAACGTGATGCCGCGAAAATCACTATCAGTTCGAATATCGTTGATTTCGTTGGGATCGGACATGGACGCTATCGTTATTCATTCTTCGGTTTTTATTCGTGCGAGAATAACGCTAATAATATTTTATATTGAAATACTAGTATAACTACGATAGGAGTAGAATTACGATAGGAGTAGAATTACGATAGGATGTACAAGTCATTTTCAAGTTATATTCAATCCGTAACTCGATGGGAGATACTAACTATTATGCTTATATTATTAATGGTGCTCTGTTTTATTAAGCGCGATCTCTCGGTTCATGCGGAAGGATTCGAGCAAAGAGACAAGTATCGCGTCTACGAGAATGACGCGATCTATGATGATTTTTATGCGGACATCTATGATGAACTTTTTATTCAACCGAATAAAATAGAAGCCGAAGTGGATGAAATCATTCACATTACCGGCGCATTAAAAGGTAATGAAAAGGATAAAAAGAATTTCAAAGTATGCGATCTAGGTTGTGGTCGCGGACATCATGTAGATCAGTTGCAGCACAAGGGCGTTCAATCTGTTATTGGGTGTGACAAATCGGTCGCCATGCTTAAGAATGCGAGAGATTCATATCCGTCGTCGAAATTTATTCAAGGCGATTTTATGAAGCCAATGTTATTTAGTGAAGAAGAATTCAATGTGCTTACATGTTTCTATTTTACGGTGTATTATGCGAAGGATAAGCGCGCATTCTTACGAAATTGCTATCAATGGTTGAAACCAGAAGGGTATCTTATTCTTCATTTGGTAGATCGTAATCATTTTGATCCGATTGTTCCGGGTGGTAAACCATTATTTATTGTAAACCCGCAAACTTATGCAAAAGAACGCATTACGAATTCGATCGTGAAGTTTCGAAGTTTTAAATACAAGTCGGATTTCACTGCTCCGCCTCCGACAAAAGGTAGCGCTGGCGCCGGCGCTAAAACAAACAAAAGCACGGGTGAAAAGAATATTGGCAAGTTTGTTGAGAAGATCACCGACGATAAAACAGGGAAAGTCCGAGAGAATATTCACACGTATTATATGCCGACAAATCGCGAAATGTTGGAAATTGCAAAAGAGGTCGGATTTACGGTAACTGGGCAGGTTGATTTAGTGCACGTACTGAATGAGTATCAGTATTTGTATATCTTGAAAAAGGTCGCGTAACGACGAACCATGGTTTTTATGATTGTAATATAATGAAATCTGTAAATGGAAAGAATCGAAGGAATCATTGGTAATGTAGGTGAATTGTATCACTGGCCGCCATTTTTTTTTCATTATATTATCGCATGTATCTGTGTCTTCTATGTCATTTGTGTTTGTGTATTAAAGTTCAAATACTTATTCTGGTATAATCAACCCATCACATTTCAATTCACGCTGCGGCGTTTTTTACGTGGGGGGGATGGGTGCATGAATACAAGTGTTATGAATCCATTATCTCTCGGTAAACACTATAATAATGCGGTGGTGTATCCGTTTTTACACTTTGTCGATCATAAAAATGTTATCGTATACGGGGGCAGTAACAAATCCATCATCGACGCGCCATATGAAAAACTCGCGGCATTTTTATCGCGCCGAGAGATAGAACTGGTCGCGCCAACTAGACGGCGTTGTTTGTTACATGGCGGCGAGGGCGGCAGCGATATACTATATATTCCACCCGATAAATTTGAATACATGCTCTCACAAGAGACACATGGTCTCTCGGTATTCATTGGAGTTCTTGCAGATAAGACAACCGACAATATCAAGGGAGTATGTATCCTAACGCCAAGGATCATGATTTCTTTCAGTGGGACGAAAACGGATGTTCCACATCAATCCGTATCTATTTATGTATGTGAACATCTGGCGTGGACCAACTATATCACAAATGAACGTGAATCTCTCGAACTTCTTGAAACAACCGAATATATTCAGAAGAGTCGAGAGATTGCAGGGGAGCAAACCTTATATCGATACC